AAAGTTGCTAACCCTAAATAATAAAAAGTTTTTAATATGTTACAAAAAGTTAAATTTGCACCAGGGTTTAATAAACAAGTCACATCAACTGGCGGCGAGAGTCAATGGGTTAATGGTGACAATGTTAGATTTAGATATGGTTTACCTGAAAAAATAGGCGGCTGGGCTCAACTAGGTTCCGTTGATATCACAGGTCGAAACACAGCTATTCACCATTTTGTAAATACATCAGGTATCAAATATGCTGTGCTTGGAACAAACAGAATATTGTATGCATACTCTGGTGGTATTTTTTATGACATCCACCCAATTAAATCTACAACAACTTTAACATCAGCATTTAGTACAACTAATGGATCAGCAACTGTAACATTAACTTTTGCATCAGCGCACAATGCAAACAAAGGTGATATTTTATTATTGGATAATTTTACCTCTATAACAAATTCTAATTTTAATTCAGCAAATTTTAACGACAACAAATTTCAAGTAACAAGTATACCAACAACAACTACATTAACACTTACTATGGCATCTAATGAATCAGGATCAGGTGCATCAACATCTGGTGGTATTAGAGTAAAACATTATTTTTCAGTAGGGGTGGCTCAAGAAGTTGCATCAACAGGTTGGGGATTAGGTCAATGGGGTGGTACAGAATCAGGAACATTTACATCAACACTTGCATCAGGAATTAATGCATCAGTTACATCTTTAACACTAGCAAGTGCATCATCTTTTCCAACATCTGGAACAGTGCAAATTGGCTCTGAACTAATTACTTACACAGGCGTTACTAGTAATACTTTAACAGGTTTAACTAGAGGAGCTTTAGGTACAACAGCAGCTTCACATTCTAGTGGCGCAACGGTAACAGACGCATCAAGTTTTTTTGCATGGAACGCTGCAGCTTCTGGTGACGTTGTAACAGCACCTGGACTATGGTCTTTAGATAATTTTGGTAACAAACTTATTGCAACTATATCAGGTGGAGAAACATTTGAATGGGATTCTGATCCTACAACAGCAAACAACACAAGAGCAACTTTACTTCCTAATGCTCCAACATCATCAGCTTTTAGTTTAGTATCTACACCTGATAGACACTTAATATTTTTTGGAACAGAAACTACAATTGGAACTAAATCATCAAGAGATGAAATGTTTATTAGATTTTCTGATCAAGAAAATATTGACTCAACAACTTCTTATGCACCTAGTGCTGTTAATACAGCGGGTACGCAAAGACTAGCAGATGGATCTAAAATTGTAGGAGCAATCAGAGGTAGAGATGCAATATATGTTTGGACAGATACCGCATTATTTATTATGAGATTTGTTGGTGCACCTTTTACTTTCTCATTTCAACAAGTAGGTACTAACTGTGGATTGATTGGTAAGAATGCAGCCGTAGAAGTTGATGGTTCTGCTTATTGGATGTCAGAGAATGGTTTCTTTAGGTACACAGGTAAATTAGAATCACTTCCATGTTTGGTTGAAGATCATGTTTACGATGATATTAATACAATTCCAAAACAACACATCAATGTAGGTTTAAATAATTTATTTGGTGAAGTTATGTGGTTCTATCCAAATGCTGGATCAGGAACCGTGAACAGGATGGTGGCTTACAATTATTTAGATTCCACACCTCAAAGACCAGTATGGACTACAGGAACATTAGCAAGATCTGCATGGCAAGATTCCGCAGTGTTTGGTCAACCTCATGCTACAGAATATAATGCAAGTAGTACAACAGCTACAACTAGTAAAGATCATGTTATTGGATGTACAGATGGTACTTCAACATACTTTGAACATGAAAAAGGATTAGATCAAGTTAAAGAAGGATCTACAACTGCAATCACTGCTAATATAGAATCTGGAGATTTTGACATAGGTCAACAAGGGTTACAAGGTGATGGAGAGTTTATGATGAAAATAAGAAGAGTAATACCGGACTTTTTATCTCAAACAGGAGATGCTGTTATTACATTAAACCTTAAAGACTTTCCAAATGACACTGCAGCCAGTTCTTCTCTTGGTCCATTTACAGTAACCAGTGGTACACAAAAAATAGACACACGTGCAAGATCAAGATCTATTGCATTAAAAATATCTAATAGTAGTACAAGTCAATTTTGGAAACTAGGTACGTTTAGATTAGATATACAACCGGATGGTAGAAGATAATGGCTAGAATTGTACAATCACTTACACAACCTACAAAAGATTATGACGAACAAATACAACAATCTTTTGTTAGAGATATAGATAGTATTGTACAAAAATTAAATACAACTTTCCAACAAGATATTAAAGACGAAGCAGAAGCGGAGGCTTATTACTTTGGCTAATACATTTTTAAATAAAAAAGTAGATTTAACTACAACAGGTGTAACAACATTATACACAGTCCCTAGTGCTGCAACAGCTATTATAAAATCTATCCTAGTATCAGAAGACTCTGGTAATGCAGATACTATAACAGTAACAATTACTGCAGGCAGTGATGTATTTAGTTTGTTTAAAACTAAAGCTGTAGGTGCTAATGCGACAGTAGAACTATTAACTGCTCCATTAGTAATAGAGGAAAGTGAGATATTAAAAGTAACTGCTGCAACGGCTAATAGGTTGCATGTAGTGGTATCTGCTTTAGAGACAAAGAAAAGAGTAGTTACAACATAAGCTTGATTTACCTGACAAAAACAGGTATTATTAGAAACCCACAGGTTAAATTCCTGCTTTTAAAATTAACGTAAAAAATTATATGAAAACAGGAATAGAATCATTAGATACAGGTGCACCAGATATTACTTACGAAGGTAATCAAGGACCTAAATCACCACAAGAAGATCAGAGAATGATGCAAGAGTTTCAAATGCAACAGCAGATGGAACAGATGGCTGGTGGTGAAAATGATAGGGTCAGAGAACTTTTATTATTAGAAGAAACACAAGGTCTTAGTGAAGAACAAAAAGAAGAATTAAGACAATTAATTAAAACTATATCCGTTGAGATGCCACAAGGTGGTATTGGCGATATGCCAATGGACATGGAACAAGATCCACGAACCATGGCTGCCGGTGGTGGACTTATGGATCTACAAAAGAATGCACCAGAAGGAGAATTTTTAGCTTACATAAATCCCAATGAAGCAGCAATGTTAAAAGATGCTGGTGGCTCTGGTAAATTAGTAAATGGTATTCCAAGTTTTAGACCACAAGATATGGGTAATGCAGCCAATCAAGCAGCCAGTGCTGCTAATCCAGGAGCGGGTGGTGGTGGTGGTGATGGAAATACCAACAGAGAACGAGGTATTATAAATCAATATAAAGGACCAAGAGGTACTACAGCGTCAACAATAGCACCTGTTGAAGATAGAGGAAACTTTGAACAAAATTTAAATCAAGCAAGAGTACTTATTAATGCTCAATTAGAACCAACAGCTTTTAATAAAGTTAAAAATTTTATTCCTTATATAGGAACTTTAAGTAGATTAGGAATACTACCTAATGCAGAGAAAAAAATGGTAATAGCAAGAAAAAACGATTTATTAAGAGACTTATATAAAGTTAATCAAACTGGAAACATGATTACTCCAGAATTTTTTGATACAGAAGAGGGAGAAAAATATTTAAGAGACGCTGGTGTTTTTGATGGTCCAGGTTTAGGAGACAATAAAGATGGTCCACCAATAATTTTACCTCCAGTTATGCCAATGACAACTGGTATGACAACAGCGGATGCAGACCCAGAAGATTTAGGAACAGAATTTATATCACAGTTTACACGTAACGCATTAACTGATGCAGACAAAGAACGTATTAGTAACATTGGTGGTAAATCTATTTTCTTAGCAGATGGTGGCATGGCAAGAGAACGAGCAGCCTTTGGTGGTATCATGGGTGATGATGGTAGACGTGCTTATGGACTTGGTAGTATATTTAAAAAAGCAGCAAGAGCAATTAAGAAAGTTGCAAAATCACCAATAGGTAAAGTTGCGTTAATGTATGCAGGGGGTAAATTTTTAGGTAATTTAGGAAGTTTTGTTCCTGGACAAGGTGAAAAAACAGGATTTTTTAATAAACTACTTAGACAAAAAAATGATGAAGGATTTTATAAAAAATTTGATCCATTCAAAGTAGGTATTGCAGGTTTATCAGCAGCAACATATTTAAAAGGTAAACAAGACGAAGACGATGAACTATCATTAGATGAATACATGGGTTCAGCAAGCCGTGGTCCAAGTTTAAATCCATCAGGTATCAGAGAATACATAGCAGCCAATAAAGGTAGAGTTGATCCAAATGAATACGCATTTTTACAACCT